TGTTTTACTTCATCTTGAAAAGAAGAATTAAGCTTTGTTATTACACCGTCAAGATCTCTAACTAACGATTGTAAGTTTTCTCTGCTATATTCGTCTTCTGCTCTTGTTAACGATTGTACAATTTTTGCCATAATTAATATCCTAGCACTCCTGCTAGTCCTCCTTTTTTAAGTGGCACTTCTCCAAAACTTTGATAATTTGATATGTCTTGTTGAGCTCCAGCCACTGCGCCTGCATCTGTTGCAACTTCTCTACCACCGCTTCCAGTTTCTCTACCTGGAGTCGTAGCTATTTCTTTTTTTCTTGCTTCTTCAACTTCAGTAAAACCAGTTTGATCTTTAATATCTTCGAACTCTTTTAAACCTTTTTTGTCATAATTATATCTTAATAGATTTAATCTATTCCTTCTAGTTGCAGCCTCGGCTCCCGGTCCTTTAAATACAAATTGACCAATCGTTTCATCAAATTCTAACACAGTGTCCTCACCATATCTTTTATCAAATAGTTCAGATCCAAAATATTTATCTAATTTTGCAATATCTTTTTTCTGTTTTTCTACATAGTTACCAAAACCAGAAACAACATTTCTACCAAAAATATCTTTGTTGCCACCTGTAGTATTTTCTCCAAATACAGTTGGACCAGTGTAACCCATTTTAGTTTGTGTATAGATTTGCTCTGGCACAGTCATTTTATCATAGTAACTACTTGGAAGAGCTGCACTTAAAATACGTCCTAAAGTAGGAATGCCAAATTGAAACCTTACGTCTCTAGGATCTTCTACCGGATAATTTCCAATACTTGTTTCGTCTGCTGCATACTCTGCCATTGCTTGTCTTATTTCCGGTCCTGTCATATTTGATGTTATACCTATCTGACTAAAATCAGGACCTAATTGTGCCATGTTAAATGCAGTTGCATCTCTCATCATTTGATCCACTGATCTTTGTTTTGGAAGACCAAAATCATAAAGTTTTTGTGCAAAAGGGCTTGGATCTGTTAATCTTTTTTGTCTAGAAGAAATAGCATCTTCAAAATCAACCATTAATTGACCTGCAGGTAAGGTGCTAATTCCACCACTTCCCACGTTGGTAGGCCGAGTTAGATTAACTCCACCGCCGCCATCACCTCCATCTTCTTGGTCTTCTTCAGGTAAAAGAAAAGGATCTGCTAAATACTGTTGCTTTGGTAAATATAATATACCTGCAGCTCTTATTTGCTCATCAGTTAATGTAGTCATTATCTTCTACCTCCTGGGTGAATATCTAATCTAAATGTTCCTAGTTTCCAAGCTTGACTTGTAGAAGTGTTTGCAACTTTTAAAGCTATGGATCTAGCTCTTAACCTAGTATCTACTTTAGTCGTAGATGGTGTCGATGTGAAACTTGTTGTGGTTGGTGAACTATTTGGAAAATCTCTAGTTTGAAAACTAATTTGAGTGTCTCCTGTTTGTGAAATAAAGTCTGGTATAAATCTACTTATTCTCATTATAAATTCTCCATCACCTCTAAGATCCGGTGTTCCAACAGTCTGACCTCTAACTGTTCTTCTAGTAATATCAAAATCACCAGAAACAATATTTGCTAACACTGCAGTAATAACTCCACCAGCGTTTATCTGATCGGTCCCTGTTTCCTGTTGATAGTATATAGTACAACCGTCCGTATTACCAGTAACATCATACGAAGCGTTACTGCTGGGATCATAAAAAGTTGCATGTGGTCTATCAAAAACAGCGGAGTCTTGCCATGCTGCCCTAGGTAGTGTGCCAGTGGTCCAAATAGGACGTTGTTTTGTTGAGTCAAGATAATTGTACGTAACCACCCTGTCAATTTGATCAGAGGCCTCCGTGCAATAAAACCAACTTACTTCACCAAATAAATTATTTAAACCTGCATTAATAAGATCTCTAGATGTAGCGTTTATGTCATCGTAAACATGGTCTTCTACTAAACATGGCATAGATTTTAATTGACCATCATATTGAAAGAATCCATTTTCTGACATCCAATAGGCTGTGCCATCAACCTCTATGCAAGCATTCTTTCCAAACAACCCACAGTTTGTACCCACTTGTTCAAATGAGAAAGTAAATGGTTGACCCACAAATTTCATAAGAAACAATGCTGTATCAGTCCAAACATAAATAGCATCCCTACCTCTAATAGCTCCCATAATTTCAGAACCATCTGCAAGTCTTTGTGTGCCAGCTGTATTGGTGGCGGTAACCGTATATGCATTAGTGCCAGAAATATTTTCCTGATCAGAAAATCTTATAAACATATCATCTTGTGTTGATGGATCTCCAACAGTGGTTTCAGTTCCAAAAAAAACTAAGTGTCTGTCCGGAGTAGACACCAGCACATGTCTTGATTTAGTTGGTGCATTTGCAATAATTGTTGCCCTGTTTCCTGTAGCGTTTGCCGCTGCAGCATCCCACTCAAAACATTGTCCATTATATATTAACGCAATTAGTTTTGTACCAAAGTTATCTAATATCCATAAACCTGGATCAATCGTAAAATCAGAAGAAGATGGGTCACCCCAAGCAACAAACTTAGAAATATCTGTAACTGTTGCACCTGCACTATGCCCTGCTTTGGTTGTACCATTAACCTCTCTTGCACCACCACTTAAAATATTTGTTGTAGTATTATTAGCTGTAAAACTTATATCTTCAGATCCTATTCTAATTTCTCCTGAAGACGGAAAAGCTGCAGAGTTAGTTAAAGGTATATCTGTTACTGTATCATTAATTGTAGAGGCTAGAGTTGTAGTAGCGGCGCCTAAAGCAGTACCAGACCATAAACCTGTACCCCAACCAAAACCACCTAATTGTTGTGCTGGTCCCACTGTATAATATATTAGTACAGATGCTGATCCAGCTGCACTTAAAGGTGTCCCTGATTCTGCTGTATCCATAGTTATAGTAAAAGTCGTTGTGGTTGGCACCGAAGTAACCATAAACTTATTGTCTTCAAAAGTAGCGTTGGTAAATGTTGAGCCAGTTAAACCAGTTACACTGTCAAATAAAACAATATCATTTTCATTTAATCCATGTGGGGATCCTAAAGTAACGGTTACAGTTCTTGAAGAGGAGGTGCTGGTAAAATTAGCTCCAGTGATTGTAGTTCTTATAGGATGAATGTCGTAAAATATTCCTCCGGAATATACATATAAAATTCTATTTGTCCCTATGGCAGCGTATTTAATACCTGCATTATCGTCAAAGTGATGAATTGCTCTACCTGCACCAGTTAATTTATTCTCTCCTAACTGTTGCCAGCCACCTATTTTCTCTGGTGATCCATATCTAAATCTAACATTGTCACCATCAAACCACTGCCCCTCAGCTCCGGTTTCTGTAACTTGTTTGTTGAATCCTGGTAAAAACCCTAATTTCTGTAGCATATAAAAACCTGTTTATTAGGTGTTATATCAGATTGTGAGTGATTTCAATAGATTTTAAGCAGAGGGAATCTGTGGTGGATCATCCCCCTGCAAGCCTAATCTATAAACTATTTTTTTGATTTTGTCAACTTCATGCCTTTAAACCATGCAGGCAGACCTATTAAGGGTCTTTTATCTAATGAGTTTTCTTTAGCCATTTTAGAGTTGGCCTTGTTATAATGTAAAAATACCTGACCACAGTTTTCACCTTTAAATTCTTCTCTCCAATGTTCTAGATCACAACCAGAATATATTAACATATCACCTGGTTTTAAATCTACTTTAATACCTGCTTGACCTTTTTTACCCGTAGGATCAAGATAGATAGGCCACGGGTCACCACCTAAGTTTAAAGTAGTGGATATCTCACATGAATATCTATCTTTGTGTCTTGCAAGGACATCTCCATTTTTATATATTCTTGCATAAGAGTATGTTTCAGACAGCTTTAACCCTGTGTGTTTTTCCATGACGGGTTTTACTTCTTGCAGCAATGTCTCCATTGCAATGTCACCATAATGTGAATAAGTATTTGGAACTTGTTCATCATTCCATATACCCCAGTATTCTGTAAAAGGTGAAATGTATCTCGAATCAAATAGAACTCTTGCTACGTTTCTTTTATTTTTAAAATATTTATAAACAAAATCTGCTAGCTCTTTTGATATTGCATTTTTTAAAACTGTGTATTTATTTTTTTTGAACGACATCTAAAACTCCTTTCGGTATCGCTTGGCAGTTCCAATGTATAAACCTAAATGGTTCATACCCCATATCAACCATATATTGATGTGGCATATAGGATGGAAAAAATATCATTCTACCTGGTTTAACTTTATAATGAATTTGTGAACTTGCATATGTGACTTTTGTTTTATCTTTTTCTGGTAAAAGATTCATCACATTACCTGGTCTTGGGTCTTCAAAAACAGGTAAAGATGTAGCTTCACTTGCTTTTAAAAAATAAAAACCAGATATATGTCCATTCCAATGTGTGTGTAAAGTATGGTGTCCACCGCCTTTTTTAGCAAACTCTTGAACCCACATTTCTGTTGTAAACACTTGATATTGACTTAGATCAAAACCCATTTCAACTAATAAATTGTGGGACGTTGCCCCTACATAATCCTGTAGATCTTTAAATTTTGGATCACCAATTAATGACGTTGAATGAAACACGTGACCCATGTCCCCTTTGTCACCAAATTTTTTATTACGTTTATCTATTGATTCTTTTGAATTTTTTTGTGATATTTTTATATATTTATCAGAGGCTTTATTTAATTTATTTACAAATTTAGGTTGGTCTGCCCACCATATAGGACACGAGAAATATTGTTCTAAATTTAATTGTTGTGGAAAAGTCATGCTCATTTATAGGGCCATCCTAAATTCCATATAACTAAACTATATCTTGATCCTTTTTTAACTGGACATACTCTATGCCAAACAAAACCAGGAAATACAACTAAAGATCCTTTAGGTAATATCTCGGTGCATTTTCTAATATTAGGTTTTTTATCTGGATCTAAATTTCTAAAATCAAATTCTAACTCACCACCTTTATAATTTTTTGGATCTGATAAACTAACCGTTACAGATAATTTTCTTATCTTGCCGTGAGAAGGTGTATTAGGTTGATTATATGGTCTATCCCAACCATCACAATGCCAATCATAAAACTGACCTTTTTCATACTTTGTAAATTGACAAGACTCTGAAAAGTCCCATTGAAAATTCCAACCTGCATTTGCATTTGCTTGAT